AGCACCATCATTTGTAAAAGATTTAATACCCGCATCTAAACATAATTGTCTATACTGTGAATATATAGCTCTTGATGGTGTATCATCTACTTGACCTCCTTCACCCGCAGACCCTGAACCGAATCTATGACCAAAAGCAATAGAAAACTGAGCTTCTGCTGTTGGTGACCTAGATGCACTATTAAATAATTCGTAATAGTATGTCTTTTGAGCTGCTGTTTGAGCAGAGGATGTGAAAAACGTAATTAAGTTACCTACGTTATTCGAAAACATTGCTCTTGTTACAGTTTCCTGTTGATTTGGAACAATATCATCAGCTTGGAATCTAACGAACATATTTTTTTATTTTATTATACAGTAATATTTGCAGCAGAAGAGTTTGTTTGAGTCAGTCTATTTACTGTCAATTCAATAGTAACTCTACCACCTGTTTCATTTCCTATAATAGTCAATGTTGACTTCTTTGACCTAATAGTGGAAAACTTACCTGAAAGAACAAATGAAGTTCCACTAACAGTTACTGTCTGAGATGATTCTAAATCACTAATAGCTAATGGTACACTACTAGCTGTATCTTGACCTGATGCTTGAGCAGGTGATGGTGATACTGAAACAAATGTTGCTACATCGCTATCACTTAATACAGCTGTATACCCTAATGCAATATTTCCGCTTGGAAAGTTTACAGTGTTGGGAGTTATAGTTATTCTATCTGTTGGAGATTTGAATGTATATGAATTTTGAGCTACTGATACCACAGGAATTCTAATAGTATTCTTAGGTAGGGTAACTAATGGGTATTTCATAACTTGAGTTTCATCGGTAACTGCTTCTGTAATCGGAAGATTTTCTATAGTTCTTCCATAATAGGCACTTCCTAATGGATGGTCACTATTCCACAAACTATAATCTATTTCATCATCTGCTAATGCGAAATACGTTACTCTAAATTCATTTTGTCCTCTTGCCAACAATTCTCTTCCTTTTTTTGTAAGAACTGCATCAATAACAATCGAGGAATTGTTTAAATATCCCATATTAAAGTTTTTTTATTATAAATATATACTTTCTTTCAAATTATTGAACTATTATTTCATTTTCATTTACAATTTTAACAGATACGACAGGCCCACCGTAAACAGTTTCCGTAGAATCTATATTTATACCTGCTCCCGAAATTTTAGAACCTCTAAATCTAACCCTCATAGTATTGCTATCTTCCACATACTGATAATTAGAATATACAAGTGATGATGAGTAATGTGCTTTATATTCTTTATTAATTTTATAATATAATTCTCTGTTAAAATCATTACTATAACCTCCAACATTTGATAAATAAACAGGAGATTTTAACATATTTGGAGACGTTTGACCTAGTACAAAATTTCCCGAACTTGAATAATAATATTCAACTCTTGTGTATTTGCTGTTAATACTAGAACCACTTATATGTTGATTTATAATACCTCCCCCATTTTGTTTTCTAAATATTGTATTATTTTTATTAAATACTGTATAATTATACTTATCTAAAAATTCCTTAAATAAAATACCTTTTAAACTTTTCTCAACTGATATGTTAGGTTGGAAAGTCTTGAAATAAAATGTATAATCCATACTATTTAATTGAATTTCATTGAATTCAACTATAGTTGATGATATGTTTCTAACATAGAATGAACCAATGGCATTTTCATTTATATTTAATAAATTATTTTTATTTAAATTTCTTTTAGTTACATTAGTATTTATTCTATAAGGCTTATATACATAATCTGATACTGTTTTTTGCCTTACTACTCCATTTATATCTTTATATGTATAACTTATAGTATCTAATATAACATCAGCATTCTGTAAAGGTTGTACTTTTCTAAAATATGTATCATTTAATTTTAAATTTGCATTTATTGTAACAGCATTGTTATTACTATCTAATACTAAATTTAATATATCATTAGAATTTAATACATTATTATAATAATTTTTTAAATCTAATTTAGCATCTAATAAAGATACTCTACCTATTGAATCTATTCTTAAATTACTATTTGCTACTGTATTATCTATGCTGTATACATTGATATTTTTAGATGCTTTATGTTTACTCCTTTCTACCTCAATGTCTAACTTAACTTTATATTTTGATTTTATTTTATTTCTTTCAAGTTCTAATTGTGGAGAATATTTTAAAGATGTTTTATTTTTAGACCTTTCTATTTCTACTTCTAATGGATATTTTAAATTACCAATGTTATTGGGTACTAAATTAGAGTTTATATCCATTACAGCACCCTCCAATATCGTATCTTGTTTTGGAAAACTTACTATTGGAAATTTTCTGCCTATCTTAGACCTTTCTAATATTGATGGCTCTATTAATACACCTGCAATCAAATTAGAACGTGCAGGAACTAGTTGTTTTACTTGTTCAAATACTGAATAATCATATAAACTGAATACTTCTATGTATTTTCCAATGTCATTCGCTCTCGCAAACTTTTTGAAATAATCATTTCTAGCAGAATCTAATGACTTATAACTATTTGATGTTCCATCTTTAGGGTCTCCTACAAAATTCTCAAAATTATAAGCACCGAATTGATTTGATATATCTTTGTTAAGTTGGTCTGTTGGAGAGAATACTATAGCTAATCTATTACTATCTTTCTGCTCTTTATCGTATCTACTAACCGTAGCCTTCCTATCAGGTGCTAAATCAGTCATTAATTCAGTAGATTCAAACCTAATTTTATTTGACTTTGGATTATTTGCTCCTAATGATGGATACTGCCTATAATGAGTTTCTGTTTTTGATGTATACTGAGCTGCTTGAGTTCCACTAAAATTTCTAAATTTAGCAGGATTAGTTCCATAAAAATTTTGATTTGGATGACTTGAACTAACATTTGAGTACGTAGAGTGGTTATCTCTAATATTATCAATTCCTAAAGGATAATATCTAAATAATTCATCATATGATGATGTATATGCATTAGCATTATAACTTGAAGGATTTAATACGTGAGCATCAAATACATTTTTGCTATATTTACCAAAATATTCTTTATATGATTGCAGTGAACCGCTAAATCTAACGGAATTACTTCCTGTAGTTCCTCCAAGAATAACTTTATGCCCTGTAGGCAATATAGTTTTTGTTGCTCCTAATGAATATAATAAGCTACTTGGACTCGCAGATATGCTAAAACTTGATGAAATTGATATTCTATTATCAACAAAATCACTTGCCTTCGCACAATCTATATTAATTAATCCATTAAATAAAGAACCACTGTATATAGGTTGATTGCTGTGTATTCTAATAGTCCATATATCATTATCATATAATGGCATAAGACTACTTGTAGATTGTATTGTCTTAAAATTTCCTAAAGAACCTGTCTTTAAAGTATATTTTAAATAACCATAGGTTTTTTTACCGTATAATGAATGTGGATATCTTACTATTTGTAAATTCTGAAGTATGTTATTCTTATTAGCATAATCCTCAACAGCCCACAAACTCATGCTAACACTTCCTGTGTACTGCGTTCTAAATCTAAACTCGGTAGTTTGTGGTACTTTACTTATATTATCTATAGATGATGTATATAACCTTCTTGGTATGTGTATATACTGATTTTGTTTAAAATTTAATAAATATTGAAACTTATCTTCTGCTAGTAAAGGTGGATTATCTTCATCTATTTGAGGGCCTCCATATTCTTTCACTCCTATCAAGGTAAACGGAATTCCATATATTGAAAAAAGTGCTCTTACAGACCTTATAGAACCTTTTGTTTTTAGTAAATAAGGTAAATTATTAACAATTCTTCTCCAAATTTGATGTGTTAAATTTTCATAAGATTTACTTACTAAGTCTCCCGATGGTTCTTTGTAGCTTCCTGTTGAATCAGTTCCTAACTTATATAACCATAAATCACTTAAATTACGTGTATTTTGAATTTTCCACCCTAAAGATTTTACATAATACGGTAATAAATTATTTGGTATACCTCTCTCAGGATGTTCATCTCGTTCATGAATACTTGTTAACTTCCGTATAAAATTGTGAGTATTGTCAAAATGCTGCCCAATCATATGTAAGAACATTACATATTG